GAGGATGTACGCAAGAAGATTCAAGTAAGTCAATTACTAAATGTCTTGCAAAATCATGCACTTGGTGAAACTGAAGACTTAAGTCCTACACGGATGAAGGCAATTGAAATCTTATTGCGTAAGTCTATGCCTGATATGGCATCTGTAACAATAAGTGGTGACTCTGACCAACCACTTCAGCACGTTGTTACATGGGCGAAGTAATCGAGATTCCTTACAAACCAAGAGAACAACAGCTTGCTATCCATGAACTGATGGACAGTAAGCGTTTTGGCGTTGTTGTTGCTCATAGGCGCATGGGCAAGACTGTCTCTGCGATTAACCATCTAATCAAAGACGCTATCCTCAATCAGAAGGAAGCACCTAGATACGCATATATTGCCCCTACATATGGTCAAGCTAAACGAGTGGCTTGGGATTATCTCGTTAAGTATGCTGACCCACTAGGAGGCACTAGCAACATCTCTGAGTTACGAGTTGACTTTTGGGGTAGGCGTATCCAGCTTTATGGCTCTGACAATCCTGAAGCATTGCGTGGTCAATACTTTGATGGGGTAATCCTAGACGAGATTGGTGACCAGAATCCTAAGATTTGGACAGACATTATCAGACCTGCACTAGCCGACAGAAAAGGTTGGTGTATGTTCATTGGTACACCAAAAGGTCATAACCACTTCAAAGAACTGCGAGATAGGGCAGAAACTGAAGATGGTTGGGGTTTGCTAGAGTTCAAAGCCTCTGAGACAGGGGTTGTGGATGAGGTAGAACTGAAGGCTGCCAAGAATGAGATGGGTGAGGACAAGTATCGTCAAGAGTTTGAATGTAGTTTTGATGCTGCTGTAGAAGGCTCTTACTATGGTCAGATTCTCAATGAACTGGAAGATAAGCACCATATGCAGGATATTCCAAGAGAGGAACTAAGCCGAACATTTACTGCTTGGGACTTGGGTATGGGTGACTCTACTTCTATCTGGGTGGCTCAGTTGGTAGGCTCAGAGGTGCGTCTAATTGACTACTATGAGAATCATGGCGTTGGACTAGACCACTATGTGAAGTGGATTAGGGACAATGACTATGCCAAAGCAGAGCATATTCTACCCCATGACGTAAGAGTAAGAGAGTTAGGTTCTGGCAAAAGCCGACTAGAGATGCTTGAGGAAGCAGGGCTAGAAATCAAGATAGCACCAAGAATGGGGTTAGACGATGGTATTCAAGCGGTAAGGCGTTTGTTACCAAGGTGTTGGTTCAATGTGCCAAAAGTCCAGACAGGACTGAATTGCCTAAGAAACTATCGCAGAGATTACGATGAAAAGCGTAAGATTTTCTATGAGCGTCCATTGCATGACTGGTCATCGCATGGCTCGGACTCATTCCGCTACTTAGCACTAGGGTTGGATGAAGGTAATTCAACATGGTCTAAGCCTATTAACCAAATGCCGAAATGGATTGTCTAATGTTTATGGAACGTCAAGGGGTAAATTTAGCCCCAAAAGTAAAAGAACTTGAAAACCGCATTGAACTATTGGAAAATGTGGTAAAAGCATTACAATTGGAAAAACCCCGAATGGGTCGCCCTCCAAAGGACAAAAATGGAACAGAACGACTTGAAGTCAATCCTACAGGCAGAGATTGATGACGCTATTGGCTACATTGAAACAGAAACTGTTGACCAGCGTAAACAGGCTCTACAAGCGTATCTCCGTCAGCCATATGGCAACGAAGTTGAAGGCAAGTCTCAAATTGTTACTGGAGAAGTAGCAGAAGCCATTGATGGCGCACTTCCTAGCCTAGTCCGTATTTTCACAGGCTCAGACCAGATTGTTGTTTTTGAGCCTCAAGGCCCACAAGACGAAGAATCTGCTAAACAGGCTACAGACTACTGTAATTGGGTTTTCCATCGTGATAACGAAGGCGTAGCAATCCTCCATGATTGGTTTAAGGATGCCTTGCTACAAAAGAATGGCATCGTTAAGGCTTTCTGGGAAGACAAAGAAGACATTATTAAAGAGCGTTACTTTGACTTGTCTGATGACGAGTTGGCAATGCTGCTTAGTGATGAAAGCATGGAAGTTGTCGAGCAAGACACAACTGAATTCCCAATCTTTGACCCAATGGGTCAGCCTGTCATTGACCAGATGGGTCAGCCAGTTATGGGTTCTACGCACAATGTCGTAGTACAAAAGAAAAAGAAATCAGGCAAAGTAACGATTGAGAATGTTCCTCCAGAGGAGTTCTTGATTAGCAAGAAGGCTCGTACTATTGCAGATAGCCCATTTGTGGCTCATCGTCAGATGTTGACTCGTAGCACATTGATTGCTATGGGTTTCAACAAGAAGCAAGTTGAAGGCTTGCAGATGGATGATGCTTTGGCATATACGCCAGAGCGTGTGACTCGTTATTCTGCTGGTGAGCAACCTTACCAAGTTCAGACTGATGACCCATCAATGCAAGAGATTGAGGTCTTTGAGTGCTATGTCAAAACTGATATAGATGGCAAAGGCATTTCTACTCTTGTTCAAGTTTTCTACGCAGGAAACGAGATTCTGCAAGACGAAAAAGGTAAAGAGATTATTGAGGAAACAGACTACGTTCCTTTCCACTCAATCTGCCCAATCCCAATTCCACACAAGTTCTTTGGCAACTCACTTGCTGACAGAACTACAGACTTACAACTGATTAAAACAACCATTACTCGTCAGATGTTGGATAACTTGTATCTGACAAACAATGCACGAGTGGTTGCTGTTGAAGGACAAGTAAATCTTGACGACTTGCTTACATCTACTGCTGGTGGTGTTATTCGTGCTAAGTCTCCGAACGCTGTGCAGCAACTTGTAGTTCAGAATGTAGCATCTCAGGCTTTCCCAATGCTTCAGTATCTGGATACAGTCCAATCTAAGCGTACTGGCGTATCTGATGCATCACAGGGTCTTGACCCATCTATCTTGCAGAATGTGACAGCAGCGGCAGTAGCCTCGATGCAACAAGCTGGCGCAGGTAAGATTGAACTGATGGCTCGACTCTTTGCTGAGACAGGCGTTAAGTCGTTGTTCAAGGGCATCTTGCATTTGCTTTGCAAGTACCAAGACAAGGCTCGTTTGGTTCGTATGCGTGGTGAATTCGTAGAGTTTGACCCTCGTACATGGGCTAACCAATACGATGTTGCTATCAATGTAGGTTTGGGTGCTGGTAACCGACAAGAGCAGATGGCTATGCTATCTATGATTGTTGCCAAGCAAGAGCAGTTGATTAGTCAGTATGGCCCTGCCAATCCATATGTATCTCCTGCTCAATATCGCAACACATTGGGTCGCATGATTGAGACTGCTGGCTTTAAGGATTCTGCTGAGTTCTACAAGGCGATTACGCCAGAGCAAGACCAAGCGATGAGCAATCCTCCTCCACAACAGCAACAGATGCCTCCAGAAGTTCAGGCATTGATGGCTAAGACACAAGCTGAGATTCAAGCTAACCAAGCCAAGGCTCAAGCTGATATGCAATTGCAACAACAGCAAATGCAGATTGATGCTGAAATGGCTCAACAAAAAGCTGGTCTTGAGATGCAGTTAATGCGTGAGAAAGAAGCTGCTAAGTTGCAATTAGAGCGTGATAAACAACAGGCTTACTTTGCTATGAAGCAACAAGAGTTTGAAGCAGAAGCACAATTGAAAGCAATGAAGATTGGTGCTGGTATTACATCCAACGTAGAGATTAAAGGATAATCATGGCTTTATCTGTTACAGATTTATACAAAGAAGTCTTAGGACGAGAGCCTGATGCTGGAGGTTTGGCTTATTGGCAAAATGCTTTTGGTAGTTCTGTTGACCCTGCTGAACAAGCATCATTTATGCAGTCAGTTCAGTCTGTATTGGCATCAGCACCAATACAAGAGCAAGCTGCTTTAGCACCTAAGATTGTTGCAGAATCTGTTTCAACAGGCGTTCCTGTTTCTAAAGTTGTTGAATCTTATTCTCCTGCTGTTAATGCAGTAGCACCAACTTCAACAGAATCGCAAGGTGGCTCTGTTAAAGATTCTGCAAAAAGTTCACAAGCAGATATAGCTAAAGCATTAACGCAACAGATTCTTAATCAGGGAACTACTAGCCAATGGTCTGGTGAAGGCTATGGTTCTGCTGAAGCTAATGCTGCTGACATGGCTAAGATTTTGTCTAGTATTGGTATTACAGACATTAGTCAATTTGGAAAAGTTACTAAAGAAGTTCCAACATACGATGAGTTTGGTACTCAAATTGGTACTGAAAAAGTTGAAACGTTTGGAAACAAAGTAACTGGTCAAGCAGTCCCTAACACATATAGTGAGCGTCAAACTGGTAATGCTTTTGGTGGCACTTTTGCTGGCAAAGGTAACACAGGCTATCGAGTAGAGTTTGATGCTAGTGGTAAACCAATCTTTTACACAACAGGCGCATCTAGTTCAGATATTGGCTCAATCATGCCAATTCTCCAACTGGCTTTGGCTGCTACTGGTGCAGGTGGTTTGCTTGGTAATGCTTTGCTAGGCGCAGGTGCTAACCAAATTGCTGCTAACGCATTGGGTAATGCTTTGCTTGGTGGTGCAACAACTGGTTTGGCTGGTGGTGATGCTCTTAAAGGCGCATTACTTGGTGGCGCAGGTGGCGCATTGAGTGGCTATTTACAAAATATGCCTATTGATGCATCTAACATGACTTCAGCGCAGTTCAATGATGCGCTTGAGAACCAACTTGTTAAGTCTATGCAAGGTGCTGGCTTATCAAATGCACAGATTAGCCAATGGCTTGAAAATGCAAGCCCAGCAGATATTGCTTCTGTTACAAGTGCATTGCCAGTAACAGGTGCGTCTGATAGTTTGCTAATTGAAGCAGCAAAGAATCCAATTACTGCAAGCGCATTAACTGATATTCTTTCTCAAGTTCCAACTGTTGCTGTTACTGCAAAAGCACCAGAGCAAATATCTCCTGACACACTTAATGCTGTAACATCATTATTGTCTGGTGGAACTACTAGCACTCCAAGCGTTGAAGTTACTGGTAAAAAAGAAAATCAGATTACTATTCCAACAACAATGCCAATTATCAATGCAGACTTAAGTTTGCCAGAGATACCAAAGACTGAAATTGCTGGAACTGATACTAACAAGTCAAATTTACCAGTAATAACATCAACACCCTTGACAACATCTGACATTATTAAACTGCTTGGTATTGGAACTACTGTTGCAGGAATTACTGCTGCAACTGGTGGTGGTGGTACTGGTGGTAGCGGTGTTACTCAATATCCAGTTGTTCCAATTCCTAGTGAATGGGCGTCTCCTCCCGCAACAAAAGTAGCACCTGCAACAACTTTGCCTCCAATTAACTTTGGCGATAGAAACTTGTTGCGTGGTACTCAATGGGAAAAATTCTTAGACCCAAACTACGGAAAAGTGCCAGAGCCTATTCAATACTCACAACCATCTAATTTGAGTTATAACGATTTAATGGGTATTCTTGGTAGCAAGCAAGGTTATCCTGCTGCTAGTAGTTTGAGTATCAACGACATTATTTCTGGAATACAAAACCAATATGGACAAGCACCTGTTAGCTCAATGGGCTAAAAACTTACTGAATGATGACTTTTTCAAAGAAGTATTAGATAATTTGAAAAAAGAACAAATTAGTGTGATAATTAACACAAGTGCTGAAGAATCTGATAGGCGTGAAGACGCTTACAGGCATATTAAGACTTTAGAACTAATTACAGGACACCTAGAAGGCTTGGCCTCGGAAACTGTGATTAGAGAGAAAAAGTGGAAGATTCTGTAGCCTATAGGCTACACCGCAGTCCAGACGGATTCTGGCGATTTTTGAGATGACAAATGGAAAACACCAACCCACAAGGGAGTGAAAACCTAAATGTAAACCAAGCCGCTTCAGCGTTTATGGGGCTAATGGGTGATTCTAACGAAGCCGAACAAGGCCAATCTGAGGAACAGCCAGAGGAACTAGAAACGACTGATGAAGTTGAGCCTGAGTATTCTGAAGAAGAAGAAATCGAGCAACCAAAGCCTAAATATAAAGTTAAGGCTGCTGGTGAGGAGATTGAAGTTGATGAAGAAGAACTTATCAAAGGTTATCAGCAAGGTGTAGATTACACTAAAAAGTCTCAGGCTCTAGCTGAACAACGTAAGGCTGTTGAAGCCGAGCGTATTCATTTAGAGCAGGTTAAACAAGAGCGACAGGCATATGCCCAGAAGTTGCAAGCGTTGGATAGCTTCCTTACGCAGCAAAACAAGGGTGTGGACTTAGATGTTCTAAAGGAAACAGACCCCATTGGTTATGCCGTGGCGGTAGCTGAACAGAATCAGCGTGAGAAGCAGTTAGCAGTAGTTAGAGCCGAACAGCAACGCATTGCCCAACAGCAACAAGCCGAGCAACAAGCCTCTCTGCAAAACCATCTCCGTCAAGAATCTGAGAAGCTAGTTGGTCTGATTCCTGAGTTGGCTACGCCACAGGGTGATGCGATTCGGAAGCAAATCCGTGATTATGCGAAATCTGTAGGATGGACTGACCAAGAACTCAGTTCCGTATATGACTCTCGTGCTGTGGTGAGTTTGTATAAAGCAATGAAGTATGAGCAACTTCAAAAGAGTAAGCCTGAAGTAACCAAGAAACTTCAAGCTGCTCCTAAGATGATGCGTTCTGGGACTTCTGTGCCACCTACAAAGTCATCACAAGATAAACAGGTAATGCAAAGGTTGCGTGAAACTGGAAAAGTCACTGACGCAGCAAAAGCATTTGAACGATTCTTTTAATTTTGGAGTTTTAAAATGGCTACATATCAAACGTACACCGCTATTGGTCAGCGTGAAGACCTGTCTGATGTAATCTATAACATCAGCCCCACAGATACACCTTTCATGTCTTCCGTTGGCAAGACAAAGGCTACTGCTGTTTATCACGAGTGGCAGACTGATAGCTTGGCAGCAGCCAGTTTGTCTAACTACGCAGTTGAGGGTGCAACAGCATCTGACGCTACTATGTCTCCAACAACTCGTGTTGGCAACCGCACTCAGATTGCTCAGAAAACTATCAAGATTTCTGGCACTTTGCAGTCTGTTGACAAGGCTGGTCGTAAGTCTGAAAAGGCTTACCAGTTGGCTAAAGCCTCTGCTGAAATTAAGCGTGACATGGAAACATCTTTGTTGAGCAACCAAGTTGCCTCCAATGGTGACTCCACTACTGCTCGTAAGTTGGGTGGTCTGCAAGCATGGTTGGCTACCAACTATTCTGGTGGTACTTCTGGCGTGGCTGGTGCTTCTGGTACTACTGCTCGTACAAACGGCACAAACCGCACTTTCACAGAAGACATCTTGAAGGCTGTTATCAAGAGCGTTTACGCTGCTGGTGGCAACCCCAAAGTGTTGATGGTTAACCCTGCACACAAGCAAGTTGTTTCTGCTTTTGCTGGTATTGCTGCACAGCGTTTCATGGCTCCTGCCAATACGCCTACAACAATCATCGGGGCTGCGGATGTTTATTTGAGCGACTTCGGCACAGTTTCAGTTGTTCCTAACCGCTTTATGACTTCTACTAACTCATGCGATGAGACAGCATTTGTGCTTGACCCCGACATGGCTGCTGTTGCTTACTTGCGTCCTTTCCAGACCAATGAATTGGCTGTGACTGGCGACAATGAGTCTACACAGTTGTTGGCTGAGTACACTTTGGAAGTTAAGAACGAAGCTGCACATGGTATCTGTGCTGACTTGACACCTTAATCTAGGGTAGCCTCCAAAAAATGCCTCAGACTTAACACTCTGGGGCATTTTCTTTTCTAGCCAAACTGATAGAATTAAGTTATGCAAAATCCTGTCAAATTTCGTGATTCCACAGTCCATGCAGATGGCGATGGTGGAATTATTATTGAGACTAAGCAAGATATTTCTGCCATTCTTGAACAGAATAAAAAGGAATATAACTCTTATGACGAACGAGCAAGATGGTCTGATAACTTGTTTGGAAATAAGATTGCCTCGATTCCAATGACTGTGATTGATGAATTGAATAAACAAGGCATCATGCGTGGGTTTGCTGTGCTTGACGAAAAGCGTTTTAAGGCATGGCTTAATGAGCGTGATAACAGAGTTTTTAGAACTCGGACTGGAGTAGTATGAGTTTTGCAACTTATTCTCAATTACAGACTTCTATTGCCAACTATCTGGCTCGGTCTGACCTGACAACTCAAATTCCAGACTTTATTAAGTTTGCTGAGAATCGACTCCGCAGAGAATTGCGTATTCGTCAGATGTTGAAATCAGTAACTACATCAACAGTTGCCAATGATGGAACAGTAGAAGTCCCTGCCGACTTCTTAGAGATTCGTGATTTTGTCGTAATGACAAACCCAATAACTCCTATGAGTTACTCTAGCCCATCATCGCTATCTAATGACCCAACAACATCACAAGTTGGTGTTCCTAAGTCTTATACGATTTTGGCAAATGAATTTCAATTAGCACCAATTCCTGATGGTGTTTACACATTGAAATTGCTCTACTATTCTGCGCCAGCATATTTGGCTGACACCAATGTTTCAAATGTGTTTTTGAATGTTGCACCAGATGCTTTGCTATATGCTTCATTGATTGAAGCAGAGCCATATTTAATGAACGATGCTAGAATTAATACATGGGGAACTATGTATGACAGAGCAATTTCCTCACTCACCAAGTCTGATGAAAACACTCAGTATTCTGGTGTACCTTTATCAATGAAACTTACTGCAAGGTGAAATCATGGCTGAAATGTCAAACTACTTGGAAAATGCTCTTATCAATGTAACATTGAGAGCAACCACATACACAGCACCAACAAATGTGTATTTGGCTCTGTACTTAGATGACCCAACAGATGCTGATACTGGAACAGAATGTTCTGGTACTTCATATGCTCGTCAAACAATTACATTTGGCGCACCCTCTAATGGTGCTACAACCAATTCTGCTGTGATTGAATTTCCTCAAGCTGGTGGTTCATGGGGAACAATTACTCACGTTGGAATTCGTGATGCTTCTACAGGTGGTAACTTGCTATATCACACTCCACTAGATGCATCTAAAACGATTGCAACTGGTGACGTATTCCGTATTGCTATTGGTTCATTGAGCGTTACTTTGGCGTGAAATGGCTGATTTACTGCCACCTTGGACGATTGATTCGCTTGACAATCTAAAGTCAAGCATTGATGACTTAACACTCACACTCGATAGTCCACTTTACACAACATCTGTAACCCTATGGGATGCATATGGTTCAGTAACGGCTAATGCAAGCGTTACAGCCAATGCTGCTAGGGTTCAAAATGGTGTAGGGGCAGTAAATGCGACAGCAACAGTAAGCGCATTTGCATCTAAAGTAAATAATGCAAGTGCAAGCGTTACTTGTTCTGCATCTGTTTCTGCTGTAGGAACAAGAGTACAAAACGCAAATGCGGTAGTTACTGGCAATGCCACAGCAACTGCTGATGCAATTAGAGTTAGAAATTCTGTAGGTACAATAAATGCAACTGCTACTGTTTCTGCATTGGGTACACGAGTACAAAATGCTAATGGTAGTGTTAATGCACTAGCTACAGTTACTGCTCTTGGTGGGTTTGTTGCTTCTGGTGTAGCTACTGTAAATGCTCTTGCAACTGTTAGCGCAAGTGCAATAAGAGTTCAAGAGACAAGTGCAAGCATTGATGCTGAGACAACATTCACAGCTAATGGTGGATTGATTACAGATGCTGTAGCTACGATTGATTGCAGTTCTGATGTAATGGCAAATGCTACTGCTATATATGGTGGGCCAGTAGTAATTACAGCAAATGCAAGTGCTACTGCTAAAGGTGTTGTCATCGGAGATAACTGGTCACCTGTTCCAGCAGACGAGAACACATGGACTCCAGTATCTACCGACTCAAACACATGGACAGATGTTACTGGTGACTCAAACACATGGACTGAGGTTTCTGCCAATGACAATACATGGACAATTCAAGCTGAAGGGACAAATATATGGCTGAGACAAGGATAACCTTTGGCGAATGGATGCCTGACCAATCAGGTATTTCTGGTGCATTGACTGATGCAAAAAATGTAGTATCTCAGGCTATTGGATATGGCCCATTTCCTACTCCTGTTGCTTTATCTGGCTCTGCTGCTGAAAACTTAACATCTTTATATGCTGCTAAAGCACCAGATGGAACTACAAAGTTTTTTGCTGCTGGTGCAACTAAAATTTATACTGTTGGTGGCTCTGGAACATTAACTCAAGTTAATACTGGCTACACAACTGGTTCTGATGACAAAATTCGTTTTACTCAGTTTGGTAAGACTGTTATTGCTTGTAATAACTCACAAAAGTTGCAAGCGTGGACGCTAGGAACATCTACTACATTTGCTGACTTGGCTGCCAATGCGCCTATTGCTAAATACATCACAGTTGTTCGTGATTTTGTTGTTGTTGCTAATACTTATGAAAGTTCTGTTCAACAGCAATATCGTGTTCGTTGGTCTGCTATCAACAATGAAACTGACTGGACTGAAGATGTAACCACTCAGTCTGACTATCAAGATATTCCTGATGGTGGTCAGATTATGGGTATTCGTGGTGGTGAGTTTGGATTGATTCTGCTTGAGCGTTCAATCCATCGCATGAGTTATGTTGGTACGCCATTTATTTTCCAGTTTGATAATATTTCACGAAATAAAGGTTGCATGGTCGCTGGCTCTGTTGCTCAGTACCAAGGCATTACTTTCTTCTTATCAGATGATGGTTTCTATATGTGCGATGGACAAAATGTTGTCCCAATTGGCGCAGAAAAAGTAGATAGATTTTTCCTAACAGATGCAAGTGAATCTGACTACAAAACAATGTCTGCTGCTATTGACCCTGTTCGTAAATTAGTTATTTGGAATTACAAGTCAGTAGATGCTAACCGCAAGCTGATGATTTATAACTTCCAAACTAAGAAGTGGACATATGGCGATGCAAATACTGATTACTTGGGTGAGGCATCATCTGGCGCATTGACACTTGAGGACTTGGATTCTGTATCTTCTAGCATTGATGCATTGTCAACAAGTCTTGATTCATTGTTATTTGTTGGTGGTAAGTATTTCCTTGCAGGTACATATGGAAATCAGGTTTATTCTTTTACTGGAATAAATCAAACAGGAAACATCTCAACAGCAGATATTGATATTGGTTCTAACTCAGTAGTTACATTGGCTCGTCCTATTGTTGACAATGGTTCTGCTAGTGTTTCAATTGCCTCAAGAAGATTGCTTAATCAGTCTGTAACTTATGGAACATCGACTGCTGCTGACTCAGAAAATCGTGTGTCATTGCGTAGTGCTGGCAGATACCATCGTTTGAGCGTAGTTCCAACTGGCTCTAACTGGAAAACTGCTGTTGGCGTTGATATTGATGTTGTGCCACAGGGAACTAGATAATGTTTAGAAGCCTACCTGCTTTTGGTGGTGACCAACGTGCTGTTGCAGAGGTTGTCCGTGGAATCATGGATGGCAAGACCAACAACACAGGAACGATTACTTTAGCTACTGGTGGTGCAACTACTACTAATCTAATTGATAGACGAATTGGCCCAGACAGCGTAATTTTGTTTGCGCCAGCTTCTAGTGCTGCTTATTCCGACTCTGCGCCTTATGGTGCTTTTCAAGATTCAACTAATCAATCTGTTGCTAATACAACTACTGCTTATCCAATTACATTTAACACAACAGATTATTCTGCTGGAATAACTTTAAGTAGTGATTCAAGATTAACTGTAAGTAATGCTGGTTTATACAATATCCAGTTTTCTTTCCAACTTAGTAATCTTGCAAATAGCACAGAAGATGTTGATATTTGGTTTAGAAAGAATGGTACTGATATAGCTGCTTCAAACAGCATATTTGGTTTAGCACCAAGAAAGAACTCATCTGACCCATATCATGTAATTGCGTCTATGAATTTCTTTGTAAATTTAGCTGCAAATGATTATGTTCAGATTATTTGGAGAGCATCAAGCACATCAGTTACTATTAAAGCAGCAAGTGCTGGAACAAGTCCAACTAGACCTAGTACACCATCTGCAATTGTCACAATGAATCTTGTTGCTTCTAGTGGTTCTGGAACTTCTAGTTACTACAGTATTTATGCTAGTTCTCAGGGACAAGGTACAGCGACTATTAGTCACTTTGCAAATTCAACGGCAAATAAGACCTATAGATATGCAATTATTGGTTGATTTTTAACAAATTTTGATTAAAATGGATTCCGTGGATGACCCGCTATGGAATCCGAAACTCTAGGAGTAAAACATGGCGACTACGACCACATCTGCGATTGACCCAACAATACAACCATATTTGACATATGGTCTGCAACAGGCACAGAGGGCTTACCAAGCTGGTGGCCCACAGTATTATGGTGGTCAAACTTATGTAAGCCCATCTACTACTACTCAGACTGGTTTACAGGCTCTTGAGGCTCGTGCTTCATTGGGCAACCCATTACTACAGTCTGCTCAAAATCAACTCCAAAACACAGTTTCTGGTAGTTTCTTGGGTGGTAATCCATTCTTCCAAGGTGCTTTCCAACCTGCTGCCAAGGCTGCTGAAAGTCAGTTCAAACAGACTTTAGGTGATATTGCATCTAAGTCTAGCTTGGCTGGTCGTTATGGTTCTGGCGCAATGGGTTCATTGCAAGACCGAGCAACAGGCGCATTTGGTCAGCAATTGGCTAATACTGCTGGACAGTTGGCTTATCAGAACTATGCTGATGAACGAGCCAGACAACAACAGGCTACATTGGCTGCTCCTCAGATGACTGCTGCTGACTACCAAGACATTCAGAATATGTTGCAAGCTGGTCAGATTCGTGAAGGCTATCAAGGTCAGCAATTACAGTCTGACATGGCTAAGTTCAACTTCTTGCAAAATCAACCACAACAAAACCTGCAAAACTATCTGTCATTGGTTTATGGCAATCCATTAGGTCGTGTTGCAAGTCAAACAACCAGCGGAACTGCTGACACATCTACATTACAGAATGTATTGGGTACTGCCGCTACTCTTGGTGGTTTGTACAAGAATCTTGGCTCTCCTAATGTCAGTAATTGGTTAAGCAATTGGGGTTCAACTCCTAGTAACTTTACAGATGTTGGTGGTGTAGGTGCTGCATCTAACTCTGTTTTGTCACAGTATGGGATTATCTAATCATGGCAGGACTATTAGACATTTTTGGTACTAGCGGCGCAGACACTATGGGTCTGCTTGGTATGTCTCCAGAGGCTGTTCAACGTAGCCGTGACGATGCTCAAGCGCAAGCCTTGTATGCACTAGCAGGACGATTATTCCAAGGAGGGAATACTGGTGCTTCTATTGCTGAAGGTTTGCAACGTGGTCAGCAAGCATATAAAGGTGGTATGCAGAATGTTTTGCAAGAACAATTGCAGAATGTTCAACTTCAAGAAATGTTGAAGAAAAAACGAGATGAACAACTTGCTAAAGAATTGTTTATGCGTGGCTACCAACCTGCTGTTGCTGGTGTTGAGGCTAAACCAGTTGAAGAAGAAGGTCGCTATTTAGG